AATGAAAAAAATAAAGGTACTGCGGCTAAGTGGTTGCGATTGGTGTAAAGCTTTAGTAAATAAATTAAATGAGCTAAATGTTTCATTTGAAGAATTAGATGCTAATAAGAATGAAGCTCTTGCTGATGTATTAGAAGCTTATCTCAATACTACCTACTACCCTATCGTTATTCTTACTTCTGAGCAAAAAACTATCTACTTGTATAGACCTTTAGATACTAAAGATGTTGGTCATACTACATTGGATCAAAATATAGAAAAGATTGGATGCCTTACAGCTGAGGCTATGCTTACACAAATTTTAAACAATTAATATGCGTTACAAAGAGTTAGTTACAAAGAAATTAGAAGGTCTAGAAAGTACCCTATCTAATATTAAATCCTTACTTTCCCAGCCAAACACTACTCGTCAGCAATTTGATCAATGGTTTGAATTAATGAGCGATAAGATTAAAGATATTGAAGCCTTGATTAATTCAGAAAATCAAATGTAAAAAAAGTTGCTTTTTGCTTTTTAAAGTAGTATGGTATAGTTAAAACTATATTTTATGCTAAAAGCAGAAGAAATACACAACAATCTAAGACTGTTTTATCAGAACATTGAAGATTATATTGAGGAACCTAGACGTACTCAACTGTTAAAACTATACAAAGATCAAGAGGAATTATTAGCTTTTGCCCCAGCTTCCTCTAAAGCTTCCTTTCATAACTCCTTTCCAGGTGGATATGTAGATCATATCAATAGAGTACTGGAAGCAGCTTTTAAAGTTTGTGATATCTGGTCTACTATAGGAGCTACTATAAACTTCTCAAAAGAGGAACTAGCATTTGCAGCAATTAATCATGATTTAGGTAAACTAGGTTTAGATGGTAAACCACGTTATCTTCCCAACGATTCTGAATGGCATGTAAAAAATCAAGGGGCTAATTACAAACCCAACGCAGAACTTCCTTTTTTACCAGTTCAAGATAATTCACTATTTATACTACAGTCAGCAGGGATTCAACTTTCAGTTAATGAATATATTGCAATTAAGATACACGATGGACTTTATGACGATGGTAATAAGGCATACCTTATATCAGGTCAAAACGAGTCTAAACTAAGATCATCACTTCCTCTTATTTTACATCAGGCAGATATGCTAGCATCAAGAGTAGAATGGGAAAAGGAGTGGTTAGATAAAGTTAGTGTTTCAAAACCTAAAGAAGTTAAACCAGCCTCTCCGTCACAGTTTAAACAGAGTGCTGAAGCTAAGAAATTGCAAAACATTGGTAAAGGTAACCCTGGTTTACTAAACGCATTAAAAGGATTATAATATGTTATTTGGATACATCACACTCACTTTGTGGGTACTCACAGTAGTAGGTTGGGTAATTTACAACCTATATCAAAAAAATATAAAATTAGAAGAGACTGTTATTAATCAAGCCACTTTTATAGCAGGTTTACAATCTATGATTTATGAATCTGATAAGGCTTTAAAAAACCTTGATGATAAGATTTGGATGGAAAGTGATGCAGAACTTCAAACAGTATTTCAAAATCTAAAGGCAGTTCAAGAAGGACTAAATCAATTTAATAGACGATAATGGTAGATGACATCTTTAAAACAGAAGAAGTAGAAGTCACACTTACAAAAGACGGAAAAGTTAGAAAAAGAAGACCTAAAAAGTCAATTGACTATTTTACCTTAGACACCCAACAAGCTATCCTAGATTATCGCCTAGAAACATCCCAAGCAAAGAGAAATAAAATATTCAATGAAAAGATTTACTATGCATTTTATAAGTTGGCTGAAAATATCATTCATACTTTTAGGTTTTATTACACGGAAGTAGATAATATTAACGAATTAAAACACGAAGTTATTGCTTTTTTATTAGAAAAGCTACATCTATATGATGATTCTAAAGGAAAAGCTTATTCTTATTTTGGTACTATTGCAAAAAGGTATTTGATCGTTTACAATAATAACAATTACAAGAGATTAAAGGGAAAAGCTTCTGTTGAAGATGTAGATGAGGATAAAACCATCACCAACGAATTGTTACTCAACCAGCAAGATACTTTAGAAGATACTAATTTTATTGATCTATTTATCAAAGAAATAGATGATCAGTTGCTACTTATCTTTCCAAAACAACAAGAAGCTAGAGTAGCTGATGCTATTTTAGAACTCTTTAAACGTAGAGAAAGTTTGGATATTTTTAATAAAAAAGCCTTATTTATCTATATCAAGGAAATTACCGACGCACCAACCCCAGTCATTACTAAAGTAATTAAAATAATGAAAGAGATTTACAAAGAAATGTTGAATCAATATCTAGAAGAAGGCACTGAGTTTAACATTTTTAGTAGGTAGCTATTTATTTAAAATACGATTATGGATTTAGATTTTGAACTATACGACGGTAAGAAATACTCAGACCTACTAAAAGACATCGTAAAAAATCACAAGAGTAAGCAAAATCAGATTAAATTATTAACTGATCAGCTAGTAGAAATGGTTGAAGAACCAGGAGATGCTACTATGATCGTACCTTTAATTAAAGGGTATTTGGATTCTGATATTAAAAATGATGAAGCTTTAGTTAAGTTAGCGCAAATTGTACAGAAAGGTGCAACTGCATCTGCTGCTGAAAATAGCAACTTTAGCGATAAGGACCTAGAGATGTTATTTACTGATATTCAAAAAAGCACAACCCCTCTAACAGAATCAGAAATAAAGCAACTTCCTAATAGCCTATAATATGTCTCTTAATCCAACATTTATTGGTCAAGTAGGCACATCTACTCACAGACCTCATAATGGACCTAAACAAGGTCCTATGATTGGTAGGGTAACCCACGTTGTACAAGGACCCTACATGATGGGTACAAATATTCCAGATTACTACTATAATGGTCCTACAACTATTGGAGTTATTACATTTCAATTATTGGATGGTATTCAAGACAGAACCCAAGATAGTGCTGGTAATACAGTAGCAAAGCCAATTAACTCGGCTTTAAAACAATACCCTTTAGAGGGTGAATTTGTGTATATAATGCCTGGACCCAGTGTCAGTATGAATACTTCAAGAGGTACTAGAGATTTTTATTATTTTCCTCCTTTTAATATTTGGAATGCTAGTCATCATAATGCTTTTCCTGATTTAGGAGATTATGGTGAGTATATAAGTACTATTAATCGCAGTTATCAAGATAGCACTAGAACTAATCAACCCATTAATACAAGTGCAACTGGATCCTTAACCATGCCCTTAGGTCCAAATTTTCCCGAGTCAGCAACTCTAAAATCATTAAGACAGTTTACAGGGGATGTTACTATTGAAGGTAGATGGGGCAATTCAGTTAGATTTGGATCAACAAATGCAGGTCCTGAAGCAAGTGAAAACTATTGGTCTAGTGCTAATACAGGCAATGCTGCTGGTTCACCCATTATAATTATAAGAAATGGACAGGGAAAGCAAGAAAATGATATAGCTTGGATTCCTACTGTTGAAAATATCAATGTAGATCCATCTTCTATTTATTTAACTAACGGACAAAAGATTGTAGTGGATGATATCGATAATAATTTCAGTCTTACTAGTTTAGGTGTTAGTTTAAATAACACAATAACTACAGCTATACCAATTCAACAGCAAGTAACAAGTTTTGATACTTTATCACCAAACGAACAAGATAACCGTGTAAAAGACCTTAATAGTTAATATGTATGTACCCCAGTTTCCATATTTAGGCAATCAAGTAATTATTTCATCAGGTAGAGTAGTCACTCACTCTAAAGATGATTTTATATTTTTATTTGGAAAGAAAGGAGTTGCAATTTCATCTCCATCTTCTTTTACAGTAGATGCTAACGAGAGAACTATTATAAACTCACCTAAAATTGAATTAGGATATCAAGCTGAGACTCAAGGAGAATCTGTTTTATTAGGTGATAGTACTGTAGAACAATTAGGTTTTTTGTTAGATGCCATACAAAATCTAAGTGATGCGTTAGCAGAAATATCAGCAGAAGAACCTGAAACAGCTATTGCTGATATAGTTCAGACTGCGACCGTTTTAAGTGGTACTGCTCAAACAGTAAAAGCACAGTTGAATAATTTTTGTTTATCTAATAATACCTATACAAAATAATGGCTACAGGTAAAT